GCCCCGGAAGTTGGGTTGTCAGGGTTGTCAGCGACCCTTTGAAGGAAGTTGTCAGCACCGATGACAGATGTCATGGCGACGCCCGGCGAGGTCGCGGCGCGCGACGGGGTGACAAAGCAGGCCGTCACCAAGATCGTGCGGCAACTGGTGGAGAAGCACGGGCTTCCGGTCGAGCGCGACGGACGCGACCGCATCGTGCGGTTCAGCCTCGCACACTATGACCACTATCGCGGCGAATTCGCGAGTTCGGAGAAGGTCGCGACGGCCCGGCGCGAACCGCAGCCATCGAGCCTTGCGACGCAGTCGAGCACATCGCGCGACGAGGCGCTGCGGCAGGAAGCCTGGCTGAAGGTCGGACGGCAGAAGATCCTGCATCAGGAGGAGATCGGCCATCTGATCCGCGCCGACAGGACGCGAGAGGCGCTGACCGTCTGCGGCCGGGAGATACAGGCGAGCATCGCGCGCCTGCAGAACAAGGCCGACGACATGGCGCATGCCGTGTCGCGCGAAGGCGCGCACGGGCTTCGGGTGCTGCTCAGGCAGATCGCATTCGAGCTCAATACCGAGATCGCCGACAAGCTCTCCGCCATCGTCGACAGCGCAGCTGAGCACGACGCAGTCCTCGAGGACGAGGAATTGTGAACGTCCATGTGAGCGCCGGTCATCCGGGCGCGCTGAAGCTGGTCGGTCTGGCGCTGGCGGAGGCGATCCGGCCACGTCCGCCGGCGCGCTTCCGCGACTGGCTGCCGAAGAACATCGTGCTGGTCGACGGACCCAAGAAGGGAGAATTCTGGGCGCTGGAAGACGCCCCCTATCTCGGCGAGATTGCCGATTGCCTGTCGATCGACCACCCCTGCAACCTGGTCACGGTGCGGAAATCGCAGCAGACAGGCGTATCGATCCTGGCGCTGGCATGGTCGCTCTACATCGCGGAGACGGCGCCGGACAACACGATCTACGGCCTGCCGTCGATCGACTTTCTGCAGGACATGAACAGCCAGAAGCTGCAGCCGCTCATCGAGGCGTGGCAGACGGCAACCGGCAAGCAGGTGATATTTCCTGCAGTGTCCCGCTCCGGCGCCGGGTCGACGATATACGAAAAGCGCTTCGCCGGCGGCTCGCTGATGCTGGCCAACGCCAATGTGGCAACCGACCTGTCGGGCAAGACGACGCGATACGGCGTGAAGGACGAGGTCTCCAAATGGCAGACCCACATCAACGGGGACGACCCGGAGACGCTGTTCTTTGGCCGCTTCACTGCCTTCCGGCGGACGAAGTCGTTCAAGATATTCGAGCTTTCGACGCCGGAAATCGACACGGGCGACGAACTCGGCGACGCCCCCGGCCATTGCCGGATCGATCGTTCGTTCCGGCGGTCCGACCAGCGGTTCTGGAATATCGCCTGTGCGGAATGCGGGCACGGGTTCAAGCAGGTCTATGAGGGTTTTCACCTCGACCGTCTGCACCCGCACAAGAGCTTCTACGGCTGCCCTTCGTGCGGGCACGTGATCAGCGAGACCGAGCGGGTCATTGGGGTCCGCAAGGGCAGGTATATCGCAACGGCCCATGGGCCCGACCGGCATCCCGGCTTCCATGTCGACGCGTTCGACTCTCTGATGATGAGCTACGAGGCGATCGCCGAGGATGTGCTCAACCACGCCAAGCCTGGCGGTCTCGGCGACAAGGGGGTGTACAACCTCGTCCTCGGACTGCCGGCGAAGGAAAAGGGCAATGCTCCCGACCATGAACGCCTCATGGAGCGGCGGGAGGATTACCGCGAACTGCACATTCCTGTCGGCGGTCTGATTCTCGTCGCCGGCGCCGACGTCCAGCATAACGGCATCTGGGTCGAGATCGTCGCGTTCGGAGAAGATCGGCAGAGCTGGTCGCTTGGCGTCAGGTTCCTCGATGGAGCAACGGACAATGCGAGCGAGGGGGCATGGGTCGCGCTCGATACCCTGTTCCGGCAACCCTTGCGTGATGCGTTCGGCAATACGCGGCAGCTCGAGGCCATGGCGGTCGACGGTGGCGACGGCGGCCGCACCAACCAGGTGCTGGAATGGTGCCGGCGCCGTCCAAATGCCTACGCAGTGAAAGGCGTCGGCGGCCGTGGCGTGCCGGCGATCAGCGTGCCGGCGAAGAAGTCGGTCACGAAGCGGGGCAAGCGCAAGCGTTTCGGTAGCGCGATGCTGTGGCCAGTCGGCACATGGGGGCTGAAGAGCGAGTTCTACGCCAACCTGCACAAGCCAGGCCTGGCGGCCGGTGAGCCGGCCGATCCTCCGGGATATGTTCATTTCGGCGGTTTCCTGCCAAAGGAGTATTTCCTGCAAATCACCGCCGAGAGCTTCGTGGCAGAGGTGGTGAAGGGCAGGTTCAAGGAAGAGTGGCGCCGGCTCCGCCCGGACAACCACTGCCTCGATGCGCGCATCTACGCCATGGCCATGGCCGAAATGCTCGGCCTCTCCACCCTGACCGCGGACGGTTGGGCCGAGCGGCGCAACCGCGCTCAATCGAACATGCAGCGAGATTTGCTCGGAACGCCGATCGGAGAGGTACCGGCCGAGCATCAGGTGAGCGACGTCGCGCCCGCGGCCGCTCAGCAGCCTGCCGCGAGATCGGCCGGGCCGGAGAAACCGCAGAATCGATGGAAGCTACGCCAGTGAAGCCGAAGGTGAGGGTCAAAGCAGGGAGCCGCGCGACGGTCGTCCGTCCGACCGCTGGCTATCTGCGCGATACCGGCTCCCGGGTAATCGGCACTCGGCCGGCGTTTCTGCGAGAGCACCGTGACGATGTACGCCTCGCCTGGCGCCGGGCGGCAGGCTTGGCGGCGGACATCATACAGAATTCGGGCCGGTTGAGGGGAGCCGTCGACCAGATCATCGCCGACACCGTCGGGGAAGAATTGGTACTGACGCCCAAACCCAAGCTCGCGAAGCTCGGTTATGACGAGAAAGAGACGGTCGAGTTCGTCAAGCTCGTCAAGGACTGGTGGAAGCGGCGGACCTGGAATGCGCGTGAGTGCGATCTGCGCGGCAAGTTCATCCTGCCGCAACAGATCGACATAGCATTGCGCGACGACGTTGTGTTCGGCGAGGCGATCGGCGTCATCAGCTACATGTCGCGCGCCCAGCGCCGCCGCTACGGAATCGCTAGCGGCACCAAATTCTGCCTGATGCCCCCGACCGCTCTGGTACAGGACACCAACGAGACCGAGGGCATGTACCAGGGCGTCATCCACGACGAGAACGGCCGGCCCGTCGCCTATCGCTTCGAGGAGCGGCGAGACGGAATGACCGAGAAGCGCGACCGCATGGCCTATGACGCGCGTGGACGGCAGATGGTGGTGCACGTCTTCGATCCGATCTCGGCGACCGACGTGCGCGGCATATCTCGCATGGCCGCGGGCCTGCGCCGCGAACTGCAGCACGACATCCTCGTCGACACCACGATCCAGACGCAGATCCTGCAGACCGTCATGGCGATCGCGCTGATCAGTCCGAACCCTTCCGCCGAGGCTTTCGAGGCCATCGAGGCGTTGGGCGAGGGTGCTGACGGAAAGAAACTCAGCAGCGAGTTCCGCGACTACTTTCTGGGAACGCTCGATCGCGCGGCGGAAGGAAAGCTGTCGATCGGAGCCGATCCGCAGGTGTCGCACCTGGCGCCGGGCGAAGACCTGAAACTGCTGTCGACGGGAGTTCCAGGGCCGCAGTTCCTGCCAGTCGAGGCCAACCTGTCGCGCGATATCGCGCGCGCGCTCGGCATCACCTATGGCGGCTTTTCGATGGACAACACCTCGGCGACCTATTCGTCGGTGAACATGGACAATGCGTCGATCTGGCCGATCGTGACCCGCCGCCGCAGCCGCGTGGCCGCGCCGTTCTGCCAGGCCTATTACGAGGCCGGCCTCGACGAGGAGATCGGCGAGCGCCGCATTCCCTTCAAGGGCGGCTATGAGGCCTTCGACGCCAATCGTGAGGATGTGCTCTGGACGCTCTGGAACGGACCGGCAAAGCCAACGGCCGATGACGGCAAGAGCGCCAAGGCGGCGACCGAACGGCTGGTCAACGGCACCTCGACGTTCGAGGCCGAGTGCGCCGAACGCGGACTCGATCCCGAAGAGGTCTTCGAGAGCCGGAAATACTGGCACGACCGGTTCGTGCAGGCCGGAATGCCGTCGCCCTTCGTTGCCAAGAACAGCGGAGCGGACGCGGGCGATGACGAGACCGAGCGCCCGCGCTCGACGCAGCGCGAGGCCGCCTGATGCCGACACCGATCAAGCTCGGCGGCGAGACCGTCGACATGGACGATGCCTGTGCCATGGCGGCCGCGCTGAAGAAGGTGCGGCTGCGGCTTGCCGCGGGTGACGTCGAGGAGATGGCTCGTTTCGGAGAGGACGAGGTTCGCTTCTCGCGCGCCAACGGGGCCGATCTCGACAAGGAAATCGACCGCTACGAGCGTGCCTGCGCCGCGGCCGCGCCAAGCGCGGCTCGACGCAGATTCGCCAAGACGATGCGCTTTCGGGGAGGGTGCCGGTGACCGTACCGTTCGAACGCGTCTGCAATACGGTCTTCGACCGGCCGCATCTCTATCACCCGGGCAAGGCCGAGACGCTGGTCCGCATGCTCGGGCCACGGCTTACCGGGCAGTCGATCACTGTGGTGAACGGGTCCGAGCCGGTCGACCATGTCGCTTTCAGTGGCGGCCGACCCTCCGCCGGGGTGATCGGAGACCGGCTGGGGCGGGTGTATGACAAGCATGGCATCACGCCATTCCAGATCGTCGAGAATGTCGCGATCATCGCCGTCGAGGGGACGCTGATCCAGAAGGGCTCGTGGGTCGGAGCCTCGTCAGGCGAGACCTCCTATGAGGGCCTGCAGGTGCAGATCGCCCGCGCCCGCCGCTCGACGGCAGTCAAGGGCGTCGTCTTCGAGATCGACAGTTATGGCGGCCAGGTGAACGGCGCCTTCGAGACGGCGGAAGCCATCCGGCAGCTGTCGCGCGAGAAGCCGACCATCTCGATCCTGACGGACTTCGCCTATTCGGCCGGTTACCTGCTGGCCAGCCAGGCGCGGCAGATCATGATGCCGGAGTTCGGCGGCGCCGGTTCGATCGGGGTCGTCATGATGCATGCGGACTTCAGCGGTGCGCTGGAGCAGGACGGCATCAAGGTCACCTTCATCCATGCCGGCAAGCACAAGGTGGACGGCAATCCGTATGAGGTGCTGCCGGCCGCGCTGCGCGACAAATGGCAGGCGGAGGTGGAAACCATGCGCGACCGTTTCGCCGGCGTCGTGGCGAAGGGGCGAGGCAGTCGCTTCTCGAAGGCGGCCGCTCTGAAGACCGAGGCGCAGACTTATGCCGCTTCGGAAGCGATGGATCTTGGCCTGGTCGACGCTGTCGCCGACGGTCAGGCGACCTTCGAGGCGTTCATCAAGGAAATCAACCGAAAGGCTTGAGCATGGCCACGAGCATGTTGGCCGCCGTCCGCGATGCGATCGCGGGCGCGGCCGAACTTTCCCTCGATGATGAGGGCAAACCCGGCGCATCGGCGCCCCAACCCCAGGAGACTGGAATGTCCAAGGACAATCCGCCCGCCGGTGGCGCCAACGCCGGCGTCCCGCAGGCAGAGCACGATGCCACAGTTGCCGCGGCGGAAACGCGCGGCAAGGAGGCCGGCATCAAGGCGGCGACCGATCGCCTGACTGGCATTCTCGGCGCTGAAGGCATCAAGGGCAATGCTTCGCGCATGGAAGCGGCGCTCGAACTGGCGACGATATCGCCGGACATGAGCGCCGAAGCGGTAACCAAGTTCGTCGCCGGCAAGGTGCCCGCCGCAGCGTCCTACGAAGAGCAGAGGCTGGCGGATGCCGGCCTGTCGCAGCCAGGCAAGCCGAAGCAGAAGGCGGACCATGGCTGGGGCGAGGCCGTCGCACAGACGAACAAGCGCCGCGGCTGAGCAGCCATTCCCCTGAAACTCAGGGCGCTGCGGCGCCAAGCTGAAGGAAGAGAGCAATGACCGTTCTCACGGAAGACCGCCGCACCGCGGCGCATTATATCGTTTCGGAAGCGGCGAACATTTATCGTTCCCGCGAGCAGGCGATGATCACCGGCGCCGCGCCGGTCAAGCCGGGCACCGTGCTCGGACGCAAGACCGCCGCGTCCGCCGACGCGATCGCCGCGGCCGATGCCGGCAATGCGGCAAACACGGGCGCGTTGACGCTCGCCAATCCCGCTACCGGCGCGGATGTGAAGGAGGGCGTCTACACCGTCGTCTGCATCGAGCCGGCGGCCAATGGCGGCAAGTTCCGGGTCGAGGATCCGGAAGGCAACGAAGTCGGGACGGCGACCGTCGGTCAGGCCTTCACCAAGCAGATCAAGTTCACGATCGCCGACGGCGATACCGATTTCATCGCCGGCGAGAAGTTCACCGTGACCGTTGAGGTGACCGCCGGTGCTTATGGCGCGCTCGACCTTACTGCAACGAACGGCCTGAAGAAGGCGGCGGCGATCCTCTATGAGGGCTGCGACCCGACAGACGCGGACGTCCGCCGCACCATCACCGCCCGTGACACGGAGGTGCGCGCCTCGGCTCTCATCTGGCCGGAGGGCATCACTGCCGTCCAGAAGCAGAACGCGCTCGATCAGCTCGCTGCGCTCGGCATCATCGCCCGCTGATAGCGGGTCTGCTCAACCTCGCCGGCGTGAAGCGCCGCATTCGGAGACACCCATCATGCCCACTGTCATGAATATCTTCGACCAGGACGCGTTCGCCGTGGTCGAATTCACCGAACAAGTCGTCAAGAAGGTCGACTACAAGCCGCAGTTGCTTGGCTCGCTCGGGTTGTTTGAGCCGATCTATTCCCGGTCCCGCATCGTGCTGATCGCGAAGAAGGAAGGGACGCTGCAGCTCATCCCCACTTCGGCGACGGGCGCCCCGCCGGAAGAGCTCGACGTGACCGGCATGGATCTTAGGCCGTTCCGTACGACCCGTCTCGCAAAGGGCTCGACGATCTATGCGGAAAGCCTGCAGGGCGTCGCGGCCTTGCCGATGGATGAGCAGGTTCGAGACATTCAGGCCGAGGTGGCGGACCGCACGGCGCAGATCACCGACGATCTGGAACTCACCTGGGAGCACATGCGCCTCGGCGCCGTGCTCGGTGTCGTCTACGATGCGGACGGCGTGACCGTCATCAACAACTGGTTCACAGAGTGGGGCATCTCGCAGCCGGCGGAAGTCGATTTCGCGCTCGGCACCGAGACGACCGATGTCCGCAAGAAGTGCCGCGACATCAAGCGCGCCATGCAAAAGGCCGCCAAGGGTGTGTGGACGCCGAGTACCCGCGTCGTTGCGCTGACCGGCGATGCCTTCTTCGACGACCTGGTCAATCACAAGGAGATCAAGGAAACGAAGCTCGGCACTGGACGGGCTTCATTGCTCGAAGATATCGAGGGATTCAGTTCGATCGAGATTGAGGGTATCACCTTCATCAATTATCGCGGCACCGACGATGGCACCACGCTCGCGATCGGAACGGACAAGGCGAAGTTCTTCCCGGTCGGTGCGCGCGGCGCCTTCCAGGTGGCTTACGCGCCGGCCGAATTCTTCCCCTATGTCAATCAGCGCGGGCAGGAGAAGTACGGCATGATCATCACGGACAAGGATCGTGATGCCTGGCGCCGGCCGGAAATCTACTCCTATCCGCTGTTCATCTGCACGCGGCCGGAAATGCTGCTGCGCGCCAAGCGCGTGGCCTGACGGGTAATTCCATGATCGCCGCCCGGTTCCACGATCTGCGCGACCGCACCGCCGCCGCGGTCGACGGCGTGTTCGCCGAGCAGGTACGGCTCTCGCCGATGACAGGCGGGCGTCCCGATCCGGCACGCCCGCAATACATATTCGAGGCTATACTGCGCACGTCGCAGGATCAGATGAGAGCGCCTACAGGCTCGGTCGGGACTGGCCAGGACTGGAGGGCACGCTTCGCCGACGCGGCGGCGCAACTGCATGTCAACATGGCGACGTACAATGGGCCGCAGTTCATGGTCGGCGACAAAATCCGGGCACAGGCACGGCTGGGCGAACCTGTGTTCTCTATCCTGCATGTCGAGGGCGCCGAGCATTCCCGCCTGATCGTGCACCTCGGCGAGGCGTCCTGATCATGTCGCTGGTCAGGATCGCGCTGCGCATCGCCGGCGTGCAGGCGCTAAGGGGGAACACGGACGTCGGCGCCAATGTGCTCGACAGCCAGATCGGTGCGATCGACATCGGCGCGGACAACAGAATCCGTACCGACCAAAAGAAGCCATTCCTGGCGCTCTATACCGATACGGCGAAGTCCGGTGCAAACGCCGGCTCCGGCGATGCGTTCGATCTCGGCGCACGGGTGCTCACTCTCAATGGCGTGACCGACATCGTCATAGAGGCTGGCGTAACCGCAGCGATGACGACCATAGACCCGGACACTGATACCGAAATCCTGTCGGGAATAGGCGTGCCGGCCATCGACCGGAATCTCGAGGCTCAACTCGACATCATCATCCGGCAGGTCTGCACGGCTTTGAATGACCCGGACAATGAATGGGCGGATATCTTTCGCGGCCTGACGCATCGGTACGTGCGTATCGAGCGCCTGCGGGCGGCGACCCCTGAAGGACAGAGGATCGCGGCGCATCAGCTTCGCATCACGGCATCGCTGATCGACGATCCTTTGCCGGGGGAAGGGTTGGACCCCGAAGGCGTGTTCGCGCGATTTCTGTCCAAGGCCGCCTCCGTGGAGGCAGACCCCGATCTCGCAGCCATCGTCGCCAAGTTTGCGACGCTGATCGGGGGCACGGACGCAGACTGGGAAGCCCTGCAGCGGTCGCATGGTTTCACCCGGGCAGAATTGCTCGCGCTCGGCCGCGGTCCGTTACCGGACGACGACGAACGCGCAACGCCGGAATTTGAGACTGGCCGCATCGAGACATCCGGCTATTCCCCTACGGCGGAGGTCGAGGGATGACGCACCCTCTCATCGACATTCAGGTCGATCTTGCACAACTGAAGACGGCTTTCGGCAATTCATTGCGCGTTGGTCCGATCGAGGCGGTCGATCCACGGAAGGGGTATCGCATCAACGAAGGCATGGGGAGCGACGGCAAACCAAAGCTGTCGCCGTGGTATCCGCATCCAGAGAGCGGTGGGAAGACCAGCACCTGGGCCCCTCTTTCGAAGGGTCAGATCGTCGGGGTGCTCAATCCGAACGGCAATCCACGACAAGGAGTGCTTCTCAGGGGAGGTTTCTCCGATCTCAACCCGCCGTCGAGCCAGAGCCTGGCGCAGAATCGCTATGTGTTCGCAGGGGTGAGAATTACCGTCGAGAACGGCGTCGTGACGATCGACGGCGACATCAGGGTGAATGGCAGGCTTCACGCCACCGACGGCCTGCGCGGCGACGCCGGTGTCTACAGCGAGGTCGGGGTCTTCCCACCTGCCCCGGTGCATGTGGACGAGGTGTCGGCATGAGCGAGGGCACGGTGGTTTGCGAGCAGATCGTCATTGGCGGCCTGGCGAGATTGTATATCGCCAACGGCATGCTCATGGTCGAAGCGCTTGCCGGACTCTCCGGCGTCAGGGTGGTAGGTGAGCGCGTCGAATTGCACGGAACGCAGGCGTTGAAGGTCGATGCCGGCGGCGTGGGATACACCTACACGCCTGACGGCTGGGAATACTGGTACCCATATCAGGGCGCTGCCTACATGCCTTCGCCGCCGGAGCACCCGCTGCATGGCGGTGTGCCGTACAACCGGCACTACGAGCCCGAGAATCCGGGCGAGACCTGATTCAGACATGGCCGACATCGACATGCACACCGGACAGGTGATCGACAACTACCGGTCGGCCCTGCAATCGGTGGAGATTATCTTCTCGACGCGCATCGGTTCGATCGTGATGCTGCGCGAGTTTGGCGCAGGCGTCGTCGAACTTTTGGGAAGACTGATGACGCCGGTTCTCTTCGCAACCTTCCAGCAAGTGATCGGGACGGCGATCGATCTGTGGGAGCCTCGCTTCAGGGTCCGGCGCGTCGCGATCTCGGGATCAGCGAACGGCATACGTCTTGGGCAGGCGAACTTCAGCATCGAGGCGGACTGGCGGCCACGGGCGCATCTCGGCGACTTCACGGTCGAAAGCGTCCGCAACTTTAACCTCTTCTTCCTTGATCGGCTGGCGCGGGCAGAATGACACGACTTTCTGCGATACCGCTGGACCTGTCACGGTTTCCGGCGCCAGTCGCCATTCGCGGCGTCGATTTCGACAGACTGCGACTGAGCGGGCTGTCTCTGCTGAAGCAAGCCTTTGCGCAGTTCGGCATCGACTGGGACGTGGAAACGATCGAAGGAACACCCGGCGCGATCATAAACAGGGCGCTGACCTTTCGCGAGTTTCTTGCCTATGTCCGCATCAACGATGCAGTGCGGGCCGTCATGGTCGCCTTCGCAACAGGGAGCGACCTCGATCATCTCGGGGCATTCCACGGCGTTGAACGTAGAACCATTTCTGCGGGTGTCGCTGAAAGCGATTCGGAGTTCCGCCGCCGCGTCCTTCTGGCTCCGGAGGCGTGGGCAGCAGCCGGTCCGCTGTTCGCATATGTGTTTCACGCCCTCGGGGCAGACCCGCGCGTGCTGAACGCCGATGTGTGGACGAAGCCCGGCACGGGCATCGTAAGGGTGGCAATTCAGTCTCGCGAAGGCGCGGGGACGGCTGACAGCGATCTCGTGCAGGCGGTCTCAACCCACCTCAACCGGGCAGACATAAAGCCGCTCACCGATCAGGTCGTGGTCACGTCTATCGTCAACGTGCCGTATCAGATCTCCGTGCGGGGGTCCGTTCTATTCGGTCCCGATCCCCTGACGGCTAAAGCCGAGGCGGAAGAGAGTCTCGCCGCCATGGCGGCAGAGCGCCGGACGCCATCGCGCGACGTGCCGCGATCGGCGGTTTTCGCCGCTGCCATGGTCGGCTCCATGGACAAGGTCATTGTTGATAGTCCTGCCGAGGATATCGCAAGCGGTTACGGGGAGGTCGCGTACTGTACAGGAATTCACGTGGAGGTCTCTGCCCATGACGGCTAGCGCCCCGAGCCTCCTACATGGCGAGTGTCCCGACTGGATGCGCGCCGTCGAAAGGTCGGTGGCCGGAACGTGGGACGATCTCGACGTTGGGATAATCCGGCGGTTTAAAGACCCTTGGGCCTGCCCCGCGCATCTACTCAACTTCCTCGCCTATGAACGGTCCGTCGACATCTGGAATTCCGATTGGCCGGAGTGGAAGAAGCGGTCGGTCATAGCATCTGCGCCGCGCGACCACAGGCTCAAGGGCACACTCGCCGGCATCGAGCGATACATCGCGATCGCCGACGGCCGGCTTGCGCAGTCGCTCACGCCGCCGCAGGACTTCTTCCTTGCGACGGACCTGACTAAGGACCAGTGGGACGCGTGGATCGACCAGATGCCGCGCGTGAGAATCACGCTGGCGCACACGGAGGGCAAGTGGCTCCCTCCGGCGGGCATCTTTCTGGACGAATCAGCCCTCGACTGCGATCATTTTGTCCTGAATGACGGTCCCTATCTGCACGGTCGTCGCGCCTTGCTGCGGCCGCGCGCCGGAGCCGAGGACGTCCCGCTCGAGGTCGCCAGCGTCGACACCACTGTAACGCGCAAGGCGGCCACGGATTACGAACGTGTCGTCGTTCCCGGCGAAGACGCCAATGGCCTGATCCTCGATGCCGGGGCGCTGGACGACGCATTTCTCGACGGGCAGGTGACCGCGCCCCGCGTCTACACCTACGCGTTGGACCGGACCTACGACCATATTGAGAGCGTGCTGGCGCTCACGATGCTCGATGTCGGTCTCGACCCGCAGAGCGTTCGCTACAAGCGCGAAAGCGACATCGGCGATGCGGGGTGCCGCCTGTTTCTGGATGACGGCGCGTTCGACGCCGACGTCAGCGGCAGGAACGATGGCGGAGAGTTGCTGGCCGACGTTCTCTATCTGCTGGACCCCGAGGTCGCCGCGCCGCTGGTCGACGCCATCAGCTTCATGGATGTCTCGCGGCTGGGCATGCCCGCCTACCACGCCGAGTTGATGATCGAAGCGCCGAAGGAACTGGAATTCGGCTTTGTGCTGGATCAATCTGTGATGGACGTTGACCTTATGGTCGACGACGACCTCGGCCACATCGAGTTCATCATGGACGCCGTCGTGTCGGCCCAGGCGCTACGCGACAAGATCCTCGTCACCTTCGAAACCACGAAGCCCCTGACGCTCGGCGACGCCGTGCCGCTCAACACCGGCGCGCGCCTCGGTGATCGCGTCCCCGCCTATCTCTAAAAAGGTATCGACACATGGAACGTAAAGTTGTCGGGCACCAGAACATGGTGTTCACGTCCGGTGACGCCAATCGCATGGGCGAGTTCGCCCGCGCTTCGCTGGATCACGTCGTCGCTGACGGCATCAATGACGGGCAGGGCTATGTCGGCTTCTCCGTGGTCGAGAGCGGCCCGGCCGAGATCACCGTTGCTCCCGGCCGGTACTACGAGGCCGGCAAGGTCTTCATCAACGACGATGACGGCGGTGTGACGCTCGACCTGTCCCCGAACCTCGCGGCCGTCTCGAAAAAGATCGTCACCATCGTCGCATACGGCAATCCGACCGACACGGAGACGGAGCCGCGCACCTTCCTGCTCAACCCGATCACGCGCGCGACGGAAGGGCGTGTCGTCTCGACGGTCAACCTGCGTCGTGCCGAGATCAGCAAGATCGCCGGCGCCGAGAACGCGGACCCGCAGCCGCCGGCCATCAGCTCCAACCAGATCGCCATCGCGCATGTCACGGTCGACACGACCGGCATCCTGTCGATCGAGATGGTGGCGGCGAACAGGCTGCCGTCCGTCAAGGCGCTGAACACGCGCCTGGTGCTGGTCGAGAAGCGTCTCGATCAGGCCGGCTCGGCGATCGACACGATCCGTACGGACATTTCCGGCCTGTCTGCCCGCATCGACACAAAGGCGCCGTTCGGTTTTGTTCGCGATCTGTCGCTCGACTTCGCGCGGACCAAGCGCCTTTCGGAACTGCCAGATGATTATACAGCCTGGTCGGCCGACAATTTCGCCACCGAGGACCAGAGCGACAAGGAGTTCGCCGGCTACAACGCGACCGTCAAGGACGGGCTCCGCTTCGGCGAGACCAGCGCACTCGCCGCGCTGGCGCTGCTCAACCCGCTCGATCCGCGCATCACCGTCGTCGACAACATGGTGATGCCCTACAACGTGCCAAGGACGCGCCTTGCCGTCACCGGCAAGGACGGCGAGGTTGCGCTCGCCAACTACAACGTCTCGTCCACGGTCATGAAGAAGCTGACGCGGACACGGACGGAGTGGGAGTTCGATGACTTCCGGTGGGCCGACGAATTCCAGCCGGCGATATGGGGCGGCGATTGGGTGGTCACCCGCACGCCGACGCATTTCGGGTGGGACCTCATCGACGCGCGCCGCAAGAACCCGCAAACCGGCGTCGAGGAACTGTGGACCTTCAATTGGGCGACTGTCGGGCAGGACAGCGGCAAGTCGTACACCCGCGACTACTGGCGACACGCCACCCTGAAATCGATAGACGAACCGTATTTCGATCAGATCACGACGACGGAGACGGTCGAGGGATACCAGCTCGGCCAGACCTTCCTCAATGCACAGCAGGGCGCGCTGAGATCGCTCGACCTGTTCTTCACGCGCAAGCCGGCGACCGGCGACGTCAAGGTGTTTCTGGTTGAGTTGAACGACGCCGGCCAGCCCAACGAAAACCGCGTCATCTACAAGGTCGAGAAAACGCCCGCGCAGGTGAGCGCCGATCTTTCCGGTCAGACGCCGACCAATTTCGATTTCGCTGGTGCGGCAATGGTCAAGGGTCGGCGCTACGCCTGGCACATCGTCTCGCAGGGCTCCTACTTCCTCGCGACGGTTGCCGGCAACAAGTACGCGCAGGGCCAGCTTTTCCAGAAGAACAACGGCGTCTGGCAGGCGGCCGCGTCCGACATCGACCTTGCCTTCGCCATGTACTTCCAGGGCTACGAGGCGACCCGCGTCGAGGTCCAGCTGGAGCCGGCCGAGCTAACCGGCGGCATCGCCCGGCTGACGATCAACTGCGATACCTATATCCCCGAAGGCACGTCGATCGAGTGGCAGGGCTTCATCGGCGGCGTCTGGAAGTCGCTGGGCGACGTCAACGTCGAACTGGCGGCGCTGGCGACACGGCCATCGCTGATCCAGCTGCGCGCCATCCTGATCGGTACGACCGACTCGATGCCGGCTTTCGGCATCGGCAACATGCGGAGTTGCCTGACGACGGCGCGCAACGGCACGGCGCTCAAGCACATCTCCAAGGTGCGCACCGTGCCGGCCCCGGTCGATACCGTCGAAATCATCCTGCGGGCTCGGCATTGGGACAGCGACGATCACACGCTGGCCTGCAAGATACTGACCGGCGGCAGCTACGACACGGTCGAGACGGCCGACAGCACGGTGGACCTTCAGGTGCCGTCCGCCCCGGAAAAACTGAAGGCGAAGAAATTCATCTTCAATCTCGCCGGTTCGGTCTCGACCTATCGCATCCAGATCGAGGGCGCGACCAGTGACGTCACCAACGCTTTCATCGTCAACGAACGCCAGGACGTGGCCTTCGCGGCATAAAGGGAGATTTTCGATCATGGCAAAGAAGCCGCAGGCCGCCCCGGCGGCCATTGACGACGAGGCCGAATACAGAGTGACGCTCAAACGGCCGATCAAGCTCGGCCGCAGCACATGGGCGCGCCCCGGCACTGAACTCACCATGAAGGGCAAGGTGCTGCGCCAGCATCTCGGGGACATCGATGGCTACGAAGAAGTCTCTCCGTGAGGCGCTGAACCCGACCGGCTCGACGCGGCTCGATGAAACCTTCGTCGGTAAGCTGCTCGACCAGGTCGAAGCCCGCCTCGGTCCCGTAGAGCAGAAGAAGGCCGACTTCGAGGCCGTCGAGCAGCTGGTGCGCGTCGTCGCGCTCCAGCGCATCAACGAGACCCTGACGCCGGCCATCCAGCAGGTGCTCGAACTGGTTTCGCGCGGGTTCATGATCGCGCATTCCGGCAGC